AGGAGAGCGATTGAGAATAAACCACTGCCCCAGCTGCGGCACAGCTATAAGAAGCATTGAAATAGAAGAAGCCGATTATATCGAATTTAAAAAACTTGCACTATGAGAAACATCCTAATCCTTACACTTATCGCAGCCTTTGCGCTATCCTTTCGACTTGCTACCCCTACGAACGTAACAGGCAAGACACACCGCCACAGGCCTGCACACGTTGAAAAATACGTTGCCCGATTCCTAAAGACCGCACAGGCAGAAGCGGAGCTATACAACATACCTGTAAGTATTAAACTTGCACAGGGTATATTGGAATCAAATAGCGGCCGTAGTCAGTTAGCAAAACGCCACAATAACCACTTTGGAAAGAAGTGGCACGGTAGCGGGCCGTATGCGATCTATAAAGACGATACACCTCGCGATAAGTTTCAGGTTTACAAATCTGCATGGCGTAGTTGGAGAGATCATTCTAAACTGCTTTGTAATGACAGATATAAACACCTATTGAAGCTACATCGCTTAGAGTACCGAAAGTGGGCGCACGGCCTTAAAAAAGCAGGATACGCAACCAATCCAAAATATGCTGAGGCGCTTATATCGGTGATCGAAAGTTATGGATTGTGGTATTATGATTTGAAAATACCAGGATTAAATTAACCCCCACTCCGTAGTTTATGCGGCGAAAAACAGATTGTCAGTTCAGCCTAACAGGTTGAGAGAATATTTGACTGATAGATTTAAGTACGGTTCGATTCCGTGCCGATGTGGGTTTTAAAATAACGATTATGTTTTACCACGATTTCAAAACATTAACTGAGTTTTACGTCATCAAACGTATGCAAAACGGAATGTTTCAAGCCGTTTGCACGCGCGAAAATTCAACGTATTATTTAGGTCAAGTTAACTATTTTCAGTTTACTGATCGAAATATTTGGAGTCGTGGAAAATTTAAAGGGCGGGCAGATTCTTTAACTATTGCTGAATCACACGATAATTTAAAATATTGCTTAAATACACGATAATGAAAACAGAATTATTAAAACAAGGCGATGTATTTTATAGGATAGACGTAACAGAATGGAAAGTCGAAACAGACGAAACAGACCTTAATGACGCGGTTTGTATGTGCACTAAATCAACTTATATACACGTTCATGACGTTGGCGACATAGCACAATTTACCCATAAAGAGGTATCATATTATTATAAAAAATACATTCACCAATCAAAAGATTTCCCTCATAAATAAAAAATAATATGAAATGTATAAACTGTTTAAAACAATATCAATTCCTGATTTAATTGAATGCTTAAATCCTATTATGAATATGCCAAAAGATTATTGGGATTATTTTATTGAAGAATGGAATTTATACTGTAAATAACACAAACAAAAAAACCCGCCTAATCAGCGGGTTTTGCTATTTAATACTTTTCAGTAACATATTTAACGCGGTTTGGGTGCATCGCACCGGCTACCTTATCATCAATCTCAAACGTTTTCTTTTCGCCACCGTTCGACTGCTTAATAAAATTATTTTCCGATGCAATCATTTCGAATAACGTTTCATATTTCAAATTATCCGTCGGGCGCTGCGGATGTTTTACGCGCTGCCCGTCTTTCGTAATCCAAACGTTACCTGAGTCGTCGAGCTCAAAATCGTATTTCTTTTCGCGAATCTCAGCATCGAATACCGCGCGCATTTCTTTCTGAGTCAGGCGGGCATTCTTAACGCCTTCAATCAGCACATTACGAACTTTTTCAATCTGATTATCACGCTTATAGTTAATCAGTTTCTCCTGTTCTGCGCGGATTGCGTCGGCGATGCTTTGTTCCTTATCTTTCAGCTTCGCGTTAGCTAATTCTAATTGTTCTGTGAGCTGCTGTAATTTCTGAGCATTAACGCCGCTATACTCGCTTTTTAACTTATCGAGTAGTTCAGTTTGCTGAAATTTTAAATCTTTAACAATCGTTTTGAATCGGTCTTTTTTGTCGACTGTTTCATACTTCGATAAATCCATTCCAAACTCATCAGCAAATTGTTTTTCTGTTTTCGCGTACGCTGCGCCGAACAGCTCAGACTTCTTCTGTTCTTCTACTACTTTACCGATGCGATCCGCTACCGTTTTTTCAAACGTACTAACTAATCCATTTACCACTTCATCGGCTTGTATTTCGCCTTTTTCGAGCTTTGTCAATGTTTCGGAATCAATGCCCAATTTTTCAATTACTGTTTTTAAATGTTCCATACTGTTTCAAGGTTTTTTTAATTAAATTTCTGAATTCTGCTATCGGCATCAATACGATTAGTTCCGCTGCCGATTTAGTTAGTACTTTAGTGGCTATTTCGCCCGTTAACAATTCCGTTTCGTGATAGATTTCAATTTCTGTTATGTCGATGTCGGCTTCGTATTCTTTATATTCAGGAACAAAACCTAATCGCATCAGCTCGTCGTCGGCGTCGTCTTCGTCTTCGATATCAGGATAATACGCAATAAATACAGTTATAAATATCATCTACTTATTTTTTTTACCGCATCCGCAGCCGCGTTTAACGGTTGTTTTATTACAATTCGCGCCCACGCATACAGGCGTCATATTCTGCTCGCTTACAAATTTAGTTCCCGTGTAATCGTATTCGTGAGTCTGCTGTGCTGAATACCATTCAGTTGGTGTAAATTCGGAGGTTAATCCGGTTGTTTTATTTTTCGCTGTAATTACTAACATATTGTTTTTAAAATAATAAATCGCCTTTTAAAAATGATTTTCTTTGTTCGTCTGTAAGTAAATCTAACTCATTGTATTTTTTACCCGTTTTAATGGCGTTTTGAATATTCTGCTCTAATATAGTAGGTTGATTCCAAAACATACCAATTATATTAGGTTCTTCACCAAATTTAATAATATAATCAATTATAAATTGAGGTTGTTGATTTTCAGTTTCAAAAAAATCTGTTAAATCCATTTTTATAATGTTTTCAATATGTTTTCAAATTCTTTAAATAAATTTGGATAATACTTTTTAATGTTATCTAAAGATGTTTTATCTTTTAATGACCACGCTTGAAATATATTAGCAAAGTTTTCTGCGTGTTTATTTGAACTTGTTTTATAATATTTTTTACCATGACCGTACATATTATAATTTTGATAAAATACGCCCGAAGATAATGAATCTAAAATATCTGAAGCTCCATAAAATTCAGGTTTACCTTTCCATTGATTTTTAAGTTCTTCAAATAAATTTTTTCCTTTAAATAAATTTTTTAAATATATAACATCATCTTCATAAGCTTGTACAAATTCTTTATTTAAAGATACTTTTTTCCCATTAGTGTCAATAAAATGCCCATATTCATGAAAAAATGTATTTTTATCTGATTTGTTGTTTAATTTTATAATTTTATATGATGGAACAAAATATGAACCTTTTTTATGAAATGATATATCGTTAGGCTTATCTAATCTATCAATTAAAATTTTAGCTTCATCGTTTATGTCTTCACTATTAACGTATTCATCAAACTTTTTATCAAATCCTAATTTAACTTCAGGTACTTTCTGCGCTTCAGGTTCCGCTTCTTTTTCCTTTGGTCGCCTAATCGGGTAGCAAATATGCCTACAATTAAAACCGCCGCGATTCTGACAGAAATTTTCAGGCGTTGTATTCGGTATCATTCCCGTGCCGTTATTTTCTGCCCATTCGATTTCCTGCTCTAAGTCTTCAAATAATATCATTCCTACCTTGCCGTGTTTATCGTAATCTACCCAACGTTCACACTGAGCGCGGGAATCCTTAACCAAGCTACCGACGTATAACAGCGCGTCGAGTCTGTACGATTTACGAACCGCCTCATTAACTATACCGTCATACTGCCCTAACGCGTCGCGGCTTGCTTGTAGTGCAATTCTTTTTAATACGCCTTGCCTTGCTTCGGTCGTTGTCAGCTGTCCTGCAATCGACGTTATAACGTCCGTTAACGTGCTGCCCTGATTTACTGCGATGAATAATTCAGAGCGGAGCGGGTTTATTAAATTCTCATTCAGGCCCTGCCCGACCATATCGGAAATAACGTTATTAACGGCCCACGATTTAAACGGATTTATAAACGAGCGATTTAATTTAATATCATTTAATTCGCCGTGTATCTCAATCTGAGCATCAGAAACGGCATCGAAATTCTCCAAAAAACCATCTAGCATTGCGTTATAACCAGCGTTCAATAAAAATCGATTAACCGCCGTACTGAATCCTGATAATCTATCTGTGTTCGCCTTAGTTCGAATTATGCTGCCGTTGGTCGTCTTAAATTTTGTAATCCATTCAACTACGGCCTTAACGAATTTAGGTTCGACTTTATCGAATCGTTTTTGTAGTAACGTCTGAGCTGCTTCGTTTATCCGTTCGGGTTTATTTAAATCCATTGTAACAAAGTCAGGGTAAAGTTAGTAATTTTTTGTAACAAAGTCAGGGGTAAAATTTACATATTATCATCGGGCGAATCATCGTTATTATCATCAGGAGAATCATCGTTCGGTAACACCTCAATTTCAGGCAAAACATTAGACCTTTGAGCCGCAAAACGTGGCGCTAACTCCGCATCAATTCGCGTTTTAATCGCGTTCCAATCGTCTGTCATAATGTCGAAATTCTGATCAAAATAAATCGAAGTAATCGCATCGAATACAAACGTCGCCTTAATCGAATCTTCCTGAGTGCATTGCCCTGACGCTAACAACGTATTTCGTTCGTCGACCGTGTACAGATATAAACTGATATACATCGCGCATATCTCAGCGATACGGCGCGCAATCGGATCGGCGGAGAATCTACGATCCATATAACTAATGTACGCCTCGAAACGAATCGCAGCGGGTTGCCCTTTTTGAGATTCGGCAAACTCTAACATCAATTCAATTTCTGTTTTTAGGTCGAACGAAATCGGAGCGTTAACAATAATATCGGATTCTGTATCCATAAATCTGAGCGCCTGAATAATCTGTAACGTGTCTTTCATTCGCGCATAAACGTCGTCTGATATTTTACCGACTTCGATATATTCAGGTTCGCGATCCATTTCCTTCGCTACGCCTGATTGAGCTGATTTCAGCGACCGGTTAATATTTAACACCTGTTCTGCTTTGTCGAGTGCCGCCGTGGCAACTTTGCCCGTTTCGACAATCGTAGAAACGTCGGGCGAAAAATAACGAATAGGATCTACTCCGACCTCTCCCTCTCTAAATTTATTTGTTGACGGGTTTATATTATACGCTGCCAACGGCGTTATGCTTAACGTTTTTCCGCTGCCGTGACACGTTCCACAGGTGATACTATTATCAGAGTCGTGAGGGTCAACACATCGGCCCGTACCGAAACAGGTTTTACAATCAACGCCTTCAACGAATTTAATAGGGAAACACGTCGCCAACATTACTGATTTGTGCTGATTGTCGAATATCGCAGCATCATTTAGGTACGGTATCGCAGGACTAAAATCGGATTTAAAAATATGAAACGTATTACCGTAAAAATCATGCTTCGGAACGGAACGGCCGCCCAAAGTTACCCAGGGCATAACACCGCTATTATGTTCGTACGTTACTATGAAATTTTGATCGTCTTGAACGGGTTTAATCTCAGCGAAAAACATATCAGTAACAACATAATAATAATTCGGAGCAGCTGCACCGATGGCGGCGTATTTCGATTTATTAGTGCCTTTATAAATCAGTAATTTATATTCAGGATCGTTAAAAATAATACGGTCTGATTGAATAATTTTTAATTCAATATCAACGCGTTCGGTATCAGTTTCCAATCCTGCGCCCGTCGGCATCACTAACATGACCGCATTCGGGTCGAGGATTCTATTAGGTACAAACATATTAAAAAAATACCTAATAATAGTTTGGTCGCCAAATTTATTATTTTCGACGTAATCCTGCATTTCTTTATTATCGAATTTTACTGAGTGTTTCGCATTCGATAACAAACGCCCTAACTCCGTGATCGCCTTAACTAACGGCGATTCTGTTTTCGGCTGATATGTATTTTTTCGATAGTTTAGAATTTCGTTATCTTCATTCGGGAACGCACGTTCGAGGGCGGGCGGGACGTCACCAAAAAAATGCGGCTTAATATCATTGTAAATCTTCGCCCATTCCGATTTGAACGGGTGGATGGGTGGATTTAATAACGTAGTGCCCAGCGAATTTATAAACGCGTAGTATTCTTCGATTGTCATTTTTTTGGGTTATGATTTTTGACGCAAGAGATAGATTCGAACTACCACCTTCGGCTTATGAGGCCGATGAACCACCTTTGCTCTTTCTTGCGTTATATAGGGCGGTTTTTACGCCGCCCATTTTCTAAGGTGTAACAGTAATTGCAATTGTAGCAACTACGCCTGAATTATCATTCGCAGTCCATACGACAGTGACAGTTCCCGCGCCTGTACCTGTCAGCAATCCGCCGACGGAAATAGTCGCCGTACCTGAACCCGCAACCACAGACCATACGCCCGTTGGATCGGTTGCGTTAGTTGGTGTAATAGTTACAATCATTTGAAGTGTTGCACCATCCGCAACAGTTACTGCGCTGCCTGTGCCGGTAACAACCGCACTAAGCACCCAACACGTATTATAAGCCTGAGTTAAAAGAAATGATAATTGTTGTTGTGAGAACGTGCCGAGCTGCTCATTATAACGGAATTCCGAAGTCCAATAAGAATCGTCTTCGTCAGTTTCTGCGATTTGATAGAACGCGCGAACGGCAACGTTAGAAAACCAACCTAAAAAACGACCATCGCAAGTTACAAAACCGTATTCATAGCCTGCCGCGTTGGCGGGTATAGCTAAGAAATTATACAGCGAATCAATTGAGAACGTCGCATCGTTTTCGGCATCGGTTAGCGATACTGTGCGCGATTGTTTTACGATTTCTTCCTGTCCGCAGCTACCGCGTTTTTTAGTCGTGAAATCAGGAGCAGGCAAGCCGCCCGAAATACGCGAGCCGTTAACACGTCCGAAAACGTCTTTATTTTCAATTGCCGTCAGCCATTCAGCCTCATCGGTAATTAAAACGAAATCGTAGTTACATTTTTTAGCGTACCATCCTGAGATACCACCGCCGTAAACGGTTGAGTCGCAAGGGTCGCAAAGGTAGTTAGGGACGTTTTCTTCGTCCACGCAAGGCGGGCAGATTCCGAACATACCGCAGAACGCTTTAATAAATTCAAAATTATTTCTCATTTGTTAATTTTATTTTTATGATTTTTTACGAGCAGATCCGACAACCTATAAACAAGTCCGATTATCTAACCTGCATTTTTTATCAAAGTTGAGATCAATTAAAAACATTTTTATATCGTCAGGTTTTTGATTATAGCTAAAATTTTGGTATTCTATCGCGTCAACGGTCACGCTGTTACCTCTCACAGTTTGCGCTAATCGTTTAACGAAATACGGCGGATAAACGCCCGAAATAATACCATAGTTTTCAGTTATTACTTTAGATACAACTACGTTCCTATCATTCTCAGTAGTCGCTTCAGAATCGCCTAAAAACTCAACTACACCCCATACACGCATCGAATTATAATACGCAGTATTACCAGCTCCGAGGGTGTTTGTAAGTGTGCCATAGTAGTTATTATAGCAGTCGTAATCGGCATAAACCGAAGCAATCAAAGCCGTATCAGTATAGCCACAATCGGCAACCTCTTTATAATACTCCGTGTAGATTGTCCTCTCTAATTCGGGTAATGAGGTTAGCGTATTGAACTTATAATACGATATTTTTAAACGGAAACATTCGAGCGATTGATCGAATAACCCCGTATTTATAAACCACGTTTGCAGCGAACCGGTAGCAACCGAAAAGCCGACATAATACACCTCACAAAACTCATCGACAAACTCCGAAACCGTCACCCCGCAACAGTCTTGGAGTTCGATTTTAACGTAATGCGACGTGCTGAAATTTGTTTGAAAACCTGCTACCAAAACATCGGCGGGTAGGTTGTAATTATCCGCGAATGATGTTTGAAACGGTATAATATCGCCACGCTCATAAGGTGCATAAAATGCTGAATCTGAGCCGCACAGATTACAATTCCATCCGTCCGTTTCATCGCTCAGGAAGTTAGGCGGTAATACGGGGCAGCTGTATCGAATCGGCACAGGTTGACGAAAACAATACGTATAAGAGTCCTCAGGAACGTATGAAACAGGATAGGTTATCAGCATATATTGCAATACTACGAACTAAATTTAAAATAAATTTAAAATAAATTTACAAAAAGTTTGTAAATTAAAAAAGTGGTTGTATATTTACAGCAGGTTAGAACGAAAACGAATTTAAAAACTTTAAAAAAATAAGATTATGAAACGCGAAACAGTAAAAATATTAGGCCAAATAGTAACAGTCGGAACTAAATTACATTCAAAATTAGTGCAACAGGTAAAACAATTTAACGACCTTTCAACATACGAAACAAACTAACATGAAAAACGCATCAGACCAAACAAACTATTACATCGGTGACGTGGTAATATACACCAACTCAAATACTAACACCGAACACGAACACACAATCGAAGACGTGCGCAAAACGTCAAACGGTAAAACAATTTATAAACTTTCAAACTGCGGCATTATGTTCGGAGCTGAGAAATTAAAACTCAAATAATTATGAAACAATTTACCTGCTGCATTCCTATGGCGTGCGATAATTTCCCATCAAACGAAGTCAGCGTAAAATTAACGGGTACATTCTACCCGTTCCACGCAGGATACCGCGAAAAGTCAGGCGGTCAGCTTGAACCCGACGAACCGGCAAACTTTGAAATAGATTCAATTTTTATTGAAGACTTTCAAAAAGAATTAACGCCCGAAGAAGCTGCCGTTATTTTCGACCGCGACGAAATGGAATTGATGGAATATTTTGAGGAACAGATGCTATATTTATTCGAAAATCAAGATTCATGCTGTTTTTAATCTGTATTTTCTGCATAGTTTCAGGATTACTCTTGGCCGTGCCTGAAAAGCCGAAACGTAAAAACCTGAATAGGTATATAGAACCAAAAAACGATTAACCACCAACGGCCGCACAATCGCGGCCGTTTTATTTATCATTACCACTATACATTTATCCTAAATCCGTGCATTCATACGCGTTACTAAGACTTACAACGGGCGGCAGATTCGGGATTGGTGGAACGTTTACGGCAACATCTAACGTGTGCCTAACCGTATGCGTGCCGCTTCCTGAATCGAAATTCGCATCAACTACGAGCCTATAATAAACGGTTAATAAACTCTGATTTATCGCCGTTGCCTGCACCTGATAACCTACATAAGTAGTATATAATCCTACCTGATTATTCAGAATATCGGTTACATTATTTTGAACGACATTTAAACCGCCCACATAGTCGGGATGTGCTAAAATCTGAGCTATTACGAATGACGGATTCGCGGCAATATACCACCCAGGTAATACCGTGCCACTTCGCGCATTGGATACCGTAGTAAACGCCACCAAACCAATCGGGCAATAATCAGGTATCTGTTGGAACGCTATCGCGGTAACCCAATAACGCTGACCGAGTGCGAGCTGTTGGCAATTTATTCTAAACGTTGCGAAGTCGTCGCCTAAAAAACCTGTTTCGACCGCGTCTAATTTACCCGAAACTAACTGTGCCATTTGAACGACAACGGGCGCCCATTCTTCTTCTTCTTGAATCTGTGCGGCGGTCGTATTGCCTGATTCTGACGCGGGATAAATCGTTGCTATTAAGTTAATCGAACCCGTGAACGTCGGATCTTTTTCAACCTCGACAATTACCTGTTGAACGTCACAAAAATCAATTATTTCTATTTTCGTGGTCGGATAAAAATCAGCATCGTAAAATCTAACCGCTAATAAATTCGGACTTATCGCGTCATTCTCAAAAACTATAACATCTAATTTCTGAATATAATCTACCTGTACCTGTTGAGTAATTCCGAGCGTCGCAGTCGGCTGATTAAATGTTATTGTCCAAGTGATTTCAGGATTAGTTCCCGCGTATTCTTCCTCTAATCTAAATATACATTCGAGTCGTAAATCTGTCGCATCGTTTGTTATTAACTCCATTGAGGCCGTTAAAATTTCATTATTCAGCGGCGGAGTTAACGTGTTTGGTATATATCCTTGCACCTGATTAACTACGCCCGTGATGTTTTCCAATTTACAGATAATACCAAATAAACTACCGTCAAACGTTCCCGTAATGCCTAACGCAAGCAGCGCGGCGGCGTATGATGCCTTATCAATATTTATTGTCGCTTTGATTCGTTGGTGCGGGCATACGGTTAACTCATTGCCTGTATATTCTTTATTGTACGTCGATAAATACCCTGTTATCGTAGGTATCGCGGGCGGTGTGTACGTCGCAGTAAGTTCGGGCGTTATGTGCGTCGTTACGTAATCAGTATTAACAGAATCGTAAATATTAACGATTATAAAATAACGTCCGCTGATTGTCAGCGCTGAGCCGTCGATCATAAATTCTACCCTAATATCGTCGGGGTTTGGAACGTTCTCAAACCAATCGCACGGCGACCATATCGCGCCGTCAATCTGAGCGACTGCCACAGTCCCCGCAGTTATTACCGCGTCAGACAGCTGCAAATCTGATACAAAATCAATCGCATTGGTTACGTCGTCAATTCTAAACAGTAACGCGCGAACGTCCGTTATAGCAGGATTGCCAACGCTGCCCGTGTATGCGTCACCCGATAACAAAATACTAACTGAGTTCATCTCACCGAGAGCGAGCTGATTATTAGTGACGTTGTACGTTCCTAATACGTTTGTTTGTGGTAGTGTTTGAGCTGATGCCGCCGTTGCGAGTGTAAGACTTGGCAAACCTGCGCCGATTTGCGTAGCTGAGGTTATTTCGATTTCTGCAAGGTAACGCATTCCCGTAGTGAGTCCCGTGTAATCGGAATTAAACCAACGCGCCTGCGATGGCATATTTAAAAACCGATTTAATCCCACCGGTTCGATTACGTGCTGACCGAATCCGACCCCATCAAAAACATAAGCTACCGAACCAAAATTTTTATTTGTTCTGTAAACTGTTTGAGATGAATTAGTAAACACGCCCGACGAAGCCGCAGAGATAAAACGGTTAATATTTAGCTGATTTATTCCCTGTGGTGATATTCCTGCATACTGTTGAACGTCGTAGGTAACGTAAAAAATAAATTCAATTGTCGCAGTCGTGAACATAGCATCGACCGACATCGAGCAGCTGATATTTTCGCGCGCAGGTAGGTTCGTTCCATTGCCGAAATTCGGAACGCATGACGTTAGTACGTTTGTGAGTGCGCCGTTCGACTCCCACCCGAATAGATACGCGTTTACAGTTCCCGTGTTCGGAATGAATAAGCCTGGATTATATCTTAACGATTTATTTGTAAACGTATCAGCGCCTGACGCGTCGATAGTAAGCGTTAGTTTAATCCTGTTGCCGAGTGCGAAAACATCCAACAGCGCGGGAATTGTCGCAGCTGTGAACGTATTTATATTAAACAGAACAGCGCCTGAGCTATCGATCTGATCTAACGTAATATTATTAAATTGATATGCCATATTCTAAACGAGTCCGTTAATTGTGAGTGAATTATTATTTGTATCGTATGTAATTTCGTCGATTTGCACATCGCCGTAAGTCGTGTGTATAAATTTATCTACTGATAGTCCCGTTAATAAATCGCAGTCAGCTGTAACGGTTATTGTTATCCTGCGCGTTTTTACCGTTGTGTTTCGCGGGTCGTCGATATTAAACAACGTCTGATAGGCCGTGTCGTAGGTGTTCCCGCCTGCGTCTGTGAACGGTTGTTCAAATACCCACCATTTATAATTATAGGCGCGTAATCCGCTTGGGAATAATTTAAAATCGGGTATAGCCTGACCACGCGATGCGCCGTTCCATGCTATTATTTGCCCCGTTATCGATTCTATATTTATTAGTTTCGGAAATCCGCTGATACCTTTTTCTAAAAACATCGCTACATTATTTTCGGGAGTTTGAACGAACGGATACCACGTTACGTATGCAGGCTTATCGATTGGGTTAACATCGGGACGGTTTCCGTCAAATCTAAACTGAGCAGCTGAAAATGTGAACGTTTTACTGAATAATCCTGATTGATTCGCGTTAATCGGAACGTTCCAATCTATCGCGCGCTGTGCCCAACGTCTTGCGACTTCATCGCCTGAATTATCGACTCCATCCTTCGGGTACATATACTCAGCATAGGCGGCAGGTTTTATGTCCGTTGGATCAAAACAAACTGATAGTATTTTATTAGTTGGTAATATTGTTAAATCAAACCACAACGGCCCGACAAAATAATCTTTTCTTTCAACTACCAACGTGTTATTAACTACGCGCCAGTCGATATTACATTGTTTAAAAAATTCTAAAAATTGGATTCCGTTTAAGTTCGGTTTATTTTCTTCAGTAGCGACATCATTAAAAAAACCAATGTTATTATAATTATCGCCTGCAACATAGGCAATATCCATTTTAACTGTATTGTGATAATATCCGCCAACGTCGAACAAAGTCGATTGATATTGTAGCCCGCAAAGTTTACACATATTTTTAAACTGAGAATCAACAAACGGCGCAATATGACGACGGCCACAACCTACGATAAAATTCGATAGGTTTTGGAATACGTTTTCATCAATATTCGAAATAATATTAAATAATTGAATCAATAATAATATAGGTGAAATTATCATAAATAGAGCTATTCCCATAATCATAATAGCCTCCTGAGTTGCTGACGGTTTTAAGTCGTTGCAGTAATACATCCAAGGAGCTACGCGAAATTCATCAATGCCGTCAGTTCTAATCCCTCCCGTTGTTCGTCTATCCCACGGGAATATATTTTTTAAACATCTGATAGCCTCAGAATCGCGAGAATTATCAATTATTGTTACTGTCGCCTCACACACGGGAACGGTACACCAACGAACATCACTACCTTCAATACGTCCCGTAAAAATTAAACGCGGCGCACCGTCTACAATACAACACGTATCATAAATCTCTACTAATATTTCTGATAGTATCGGATTCGCGGCTGATATAATTTGATTGTAAACGTAATCATAGGCCGCACCGGTCAACACTAAGTCAGGCGCAAAACTATACGCTGATTCGCCTGATTCCGATTTTTTACGAAATACAAACAACGCGGACTGAGTGCCGTTGAAATCGTCTAACTCCATCAAACCACCATCGAAATATATCTGTAAATTCTGCATTATATTAAAATTATACGTAGAGTAGTGATAGTTATAATTGATAGTCCAGTTATCGCAATGGATCGCCATATTTTTTTGCGGCGTTTTTCGCGGTATAACGATTCTTGTAATTTCGTGTTAACGTATTCGTTCGCTTTGTGGGACGTGATAATATAATTTAACCCCGCAATTTCCTCATTCAGTCCCGCGATTTTACGCTCCTGAAACGTATTTATTTTGGCCGCGTAATTTAATAAACTAACAGACGTATCGAGCGCGTTAATACAATTAGGATAGGCCGTTTTATAATATTTCAAGCTATCAAAACGGGCCGCGAATAACTCAGCTTGCTGCCTATTTAAAATCATAAACGTATCACTTTGACAGTAAACGTTTGAGCAGAGCAGAATCAGAAACGATATTATAATTAACTGTCGGCGGTTTTTCATATTTTAATTGTGTTATTTGGTGAAATAGTTTAGAATTTCCCGTATTAAATAAAATTGTTAGGCTGTCAATCTGTTTATTTAGTCCGTCGCGCTCCGTTCGTATGTCCGCTATCTGATTATAGATTGAGTCCTGATATTTCAATACGGCGGCGTTTACGCGGTATTCTGACGAGTGCATCAGCCATCCTAAGATTATGCCCGTTATAAATATCGCTGATAGTATTAGGATTGTATTTTTCATATTGTGTTTAATTATGCAAATATAACAATATTTTTTACAGTATTTTTATAAAAAATGACCCGCAAGCTGATCTGACGGGAAGCAATACGGGTACTGTTTATTTTGCCCTGTCTTTCGAGAATCGCGCGCGGGCCATGCGTGCCTCTACTGTTTTAAATATTCCGTTCGCGTTCGCCGTTACCGTTGTTCGTGGCATATACTTTGGCAGCTCAATGAGTGCGTTTTCAATTCTTTCTAATCGTGATTCTAATCCGCTGAAATTATTGCCGACATTTACAAATACTGATTTACTGCCTAATTCTGTATTCAAATTCACATCGCCACCGAGCGCGGATAGTGCCGATTGTAACCCCCCTTGTTTATAAGCCGATGCAAATTCGTTTAATACGTCAGCTGGTATCGTTTTGTTATAAATCGCGCTTACTGCGTTTCGATATTCTGAGTTTGTCTGAGTCGGAATAATCGCCTCGCCTTCGTTCGCCCAAATTGGAATAGTATCACGCCCTGACGGATTGCCGCCGCGTTGCAGGTATTCTGTACCGTCGAAGAATGCGCCCGTAGCCGTTGCCCGTGCTGCTGCAAATCCCGCGATTAGTGCGGCGATTGTAGCGGCAATCGTAAACGGGGCAGCTGCGCCACCTTCGGCCGCTGCTTTGGCAATTGCTAATGTCGCGTTAATGACTAACTGTATCTGTGCTAATCGTTTTTCTTTCTCTATTGCCTCAGCTCGCTGCTGTTCTAATTTTTCAAGTCTTTCTTTTTCCATTTCTAACTGTCGCGCGTTATAATCTTCGCTGTTTGCGCGGATCTCGTCGAGCGCTGATTTCGATTTGTCGGCCGCTTTGTCTAAGTTCGATATATACGCGGTTATTTGAGAATTTAAAACTGAAAATACAGTATCAGAACCGAGCTGAATGTATTGTGTCGCCGTGTCGATGGCTTTTTTCCATGATTCTTTAGTTTCTTCAACTGTTTCGCCTGTGGCAGTTCCTAATTCAGTAAGTTTTAATTTTAATTCTGATATTTGTTTATTCAGCTCCGATAATTGGAGCGGATCAGTCGCCGTGTCGCGTATCTTTTCTAAAAGTTCAATTCTTGCCGCTAATATTTCCTGATTAGCTTGCTTTTCAATCTGTAAACGGCGTTTAGTGTATTCTTTGTCTATATCTTCTTGCATTTTCGCATCACCAACGTGCGCCGCTAACATCTGATTTCGTTCCTGTTCCAACATCAGCAAATCCATAGCCAACTCAGCTTCGCGGTTGTTTTGGCGGTATTGTGCGCCTTCGTTTAAACTGTCCTGAAATGCTTTTAGTTCTGCGTCATAGCCTGCCATTAACGCCTTAATCGAATCTAATTCTGCTTTTCGCGCTGCTTCACTATTTTCGAGTGACTTTTGAGCCATAGCATCCTCAAACTCTGCAACCTTTAATCTGAATTGGTATTCATCCCAAATAGCATCCTCACGCGCTTTAATTTCGGCCTCTAATTCTTCTCTTACTTTTTTCTCAGCTGCTATTCTTGCTTCGGTAGCTCTTTTTCCTAAATCAATTATTGCATCTTGAGCCTCTTTTTCTAATAGCTCAATTTGTTTACTCTGATTTTGCCATAATGCTAATTGTTGGTTGGCCGCTATTTGAAATTGCTTATTTATTGCAGCCGCTAAATCAAATTTACCAGCTAATGTAGCTTCTTTTTCCTGAGCGTTAAGTTTTGCAATGTCAGCCTCTATCTGTAATCCTTTTTCTTCATTCGCTAATATAATTGCGGCGCGTTCATTCTCTAAATTATCCTTTATAGATTGTACTGATTCACCTCTGAGTTTAATCGAAATTCTGTTAGATTTTATTTGTAAATCTCTAATATCATTCAAACGATCCGTTTCAACCTTTACAATCTCATCGGCCGTTTCCTGATATTTTTTTGTAAGTTCGTCGCGCTGTTTCATTTCCTCTTCGGTTAAATATCCGCGCCTTCCTTCTAACGTGTTTAGCCTTTCGATTTCATCCTGTATAATCGTCAGGCGCTCACTATAATTTAAACTATTATCTTCGAGCTTCTTCATCGCCTCAGCTCCCTTATCAGTCGTGCCGGTCAGCTTCTGAAACCATCCAATCGCCGACGGCAAAACCATTAAAAACATACCCAACGGATTAAACGCGCCCAACAAACGAAACGCACCCGTTAACAGACCTGCGGCACGTTTTACGCCGTTAATCGCACGCGCACCGCCTACGAGCTGAGATATTAAACTCTTTTGTTTACCTGCCGCCTGCCCTGTTTCAACTGCGAGCTTTTTATTAGTATTCGCTAATTCGTTAGTGACCGCCGCGCCCGTTTTAGTTTCCTTATTAAGCTTGCCCTGAGTCTGTACTAATGCCGTTCGCTTTTGGTTCAATTGTTCGACTCCCTTAGCTTCCTTGCCTAACACCATAGTTAGGTCATTTTGTGCGGCTGCTAATTGGTCGGCACTATCCGCGCCGTCTTCGATCGCCGCCGTGAGGTCTTCAATCTTACCGATTGCCGCATCAACCTCAGCGCTAAACTGCGATGCGTTAAACTCTAAACTATAAACGTCTTTAAAATCTGCCATTACTTTATTTTTTTATTCAGAGCCTCAGCTCTATCAGAATCCTTTAATATTTGTTCTAATGCTGCGTAATAATCGCGGATAACCCAAAACCTAACATTCGCCATGCTCACGGGGTCGCCCTTCGTTATTACATAGTCGTTCTCGCGGCTCTGTTCCTTTAATTTCTGCATCGCGCGCTGATAGCTTAAACGTTTTTCAGGCGTTTTTAGTTTCTTATTGTCAACCTTTAACAGGCGCGGAAAGTTTAAAGTTTTGTAGTTGATAACCCGTTTAAGATTTGTTCCATACTGTTCAAAAAAAAAGCGCGCAGCTCGTCGTCGGCCTGTATCGCGTCGCGTTTCCGTTGTAGCGTTTCCGAATTTATTATGTACGGATTCTCACCGTCGATATATAAAAAATATAGGCCCGCTTCGATTATTAGGTCATCGACTTTGATAGATTTCATACGATATAACAAATCGTTAATCGAATCGAGCGACTGAGTGTGAAATTCGCGGAGCTTATCGCGCGTCATGGACTGCCACGGCATTTCCTGTATTGATTCTTTGATTTTATTGATGCGTTCGGTTATGTCGTCTTTTTTAATGCCGTAATCAATCGCCAAAATAGATTCCTCAATTCTTTGCGCCCGTTCCCGTGTCAGGTTTGCAGGATTCTTTAATATATAAAAATTGTTATCGTTGCGGTCGGTATAGCATCGAGTTAATTCGATGCGCTGGGCGGTCGTTTCCGGTACGTACATTGATAACCATTTTGTATAATTGCGCTCGTTTTTATCAGCGCGGGAACGTTTTTTGAATATTCTGAACATAATTTCGATTTAATTTAATACATCCTACCATTTGCTAAAAATCTATTATCCCATACATTAACCTGCTCGACAAAAAAACATCCGGAAGAATCCACGTTCACAATCGCGAAACCATTCGCCCACAGCTGACGATTAAAACGATTCATGTAGCTGAAACTTTTACTATTTATATCGAATAAACCGCCGATGTTAAACGCGGCACGGTTCCCAGTGTGGAAACATTGAACGCGGTGAGTGTGTCCGAACATAACAGAGTGTGACGTTCTATCGAGGTGTGTTTTGGCAGCGTGCACGCCGATGTAAATTCCGTGGACAATGTCTAAGTGTGTTCCTAACGTGAAAAAATCAGACTGCCAATCAGTTTTAACAATCCATCCGCGTTCGGTTAATCTTAGGGCCTCAATCGGATCTACCAACGCGCCGCCATATTTCGCGTTATCTTTGTCAGCTACGTGCCTGAAATATCTATCCTCATGATTTCCGTATAGGAATAGTTTTTTTACTCCTTTGTTAGCTGCTTGCTCTAAGTCGTCAATACCTTGCAACCCGTCTAAGTATTCATCTTGTAATGTCAGGCCTGATAAGTTTTTCAGACTGTCAGCGTTATAGCTGCCGAGCGTGTATAAGTCGAGATAATCACCAGCTAAACAGATGCCGTGTAAATTTGAACCTAAATCGTTAATCAGTTTTAATAATTTATTCCAAAGTACCTGATTATGGAACGGCCGATGAACATCAGAAACAACCAACCAACGTTCGCCCGATGCAGGCGGCAGCGTTAACGCGTGCGGGGTCATGTCTTTAGCCTGATCGATTAGTGCCTGCCATTCGCGGCGCTGCTCATCGGTTTGATATGTTAGACGTGGTCTTAATTGCTTCATTTAAAAATAATTTAAAAATAATTTGTAAAAAGCTTGGATATGAAAATAACCCGCCTTATATTTACATCAGATTAGAACGAACGACATTTTTTAACTCACAAAAAACTACGATCATGAACGCATCGACAAATTTAGTAACATATGCAAACCTTAGCATGATGAAATTGCATATCTTAGGAATGTGCAAACTTTCAACAAGTTCAGTTAAGAACTTAGAACAAGCTAACCTAATGTCTTCAATGTTTGACTATCAAACTGAGCAAATCGAAACTGAGGTTTTTGCCTACCTTTACGAAAATCTCGAAATAAGAATGCAAATGAGATTAAAGGAATTAGGATTCTAAAATACGCCCCGCAACTCGCGGGGTTTTTTTATGCTTATAATGTCCATGTACTTTCTAATGTGTGTTACTTCGGTCTGATTGTAATTTTGTTTTTGCGGTTCGTTCATAATTTTACAGCTTTATATCCTTACAAAAAGTATTCAGCAAATACCGCAGGTTATCGAGTAAGTCGGCCTGTTTCTCGTCGCCCTTACCTTTAATTATTCCGCGGCTGTTATTCGATTTAATCCGTAAAACATCCATTCTTAAAGATGGGCATTTGTCCTCATAAATCTGAAAATCGGGGCAAGTGCTGATAATCGTGTTTACCTGGACGTAGCTCTCAGCGTGTAACGGGTTCGCTTTGGGTACTATTATTCTATCTGTGCTAACTTGTAATTCATCCTGAATAATCTGATAGTATGTTTTCGGTACTTTCTGCCGTCCATCGCTGCGATCCCCTGACGCGTCACCCGTTATTAAAATCGGAACGGCGCACGGGAATCGGTTTTTTATTTCGCCGCCTTCGTACCATGCACCAATTTTTTTACCTGTTTCCTGAAATATCCACTCCCTTATAGCTTGGCAAGTGTCATAAATTGAAGCCTCGCCGCGTTCAATGCTGCCGATTTTAAACTCCTTAACGATGTGAACGCCGTACCGGTATCGGGTTGACTGTTGATCAGCTAAACTAATTACAGTTTTTTTGCCGACCGCGGCCGTCATCGGTATTTTGTTAAAGTCAAAACTTAAAAACAGCTGCTCAGTCTGCCAATTTATTTTCTTAGACGGTTGAAATACTTTCTGCTGCAATGTTTTTTCTTTCAGGACGTATACCCACGCCTCACCCGAATAATCAACGAATATCGATTTGTATTCCTGCTCAAATGTTAGCCTATCCAAATCGCGGGATGCGTCCTCAACTTCGGCGGGGTCAATCATCGGGTTGTCGGTCGTTTCCATGCGGAACGTTATCCAGTTCGATGATCCTGTGTCAGATTGTGGCAAATCAGCATCACCGTAGCAGTTAATTTCACAACCACCTGCGCGGCTGCCATTTTGACATAGCCGATACCAATAATTATCCTTACCTGATGCCGTGCCAATAAAAAACGCCTCGCCTTTGTAGTCGGTTAGCGTCGGACGTGCAACAGTTTTCCAATGATATTCTAGTATATGCGATGGTATTTTCTGAGTTTCCTCATAAATTACGCGGTGATATTTTCGACCGCGTCCTTTGTCTTTTCGGCCTTCGTCGCCGATACTCCAAACCTCCAACAAACCGCCACCTATGAACGTCATAATTTTTTCAGAATCATTTTTCTGAGTGATTATGCCGCCCTCGTTTTGCATCTTGAAAACTTCGACAATTTTATTCCAACTTTGCGCGAAGTCTTTGAAGTCATCTAAAAATATACCTACTTTTTTACCCTCAAATACTGCAGGTGCTATCAACGGCAATGCAACAGACGTTATTAACTCAGTCTTACCAAAACGACGCGCGCAAACGATACAATTAAACCTTCTATGAGTTTTTTGTATTCGCTGCTGACCTGCGTGCGGTTTGTATAGTTCTATGTTAATGTTACGGGCCAATTGGTTACGTCGTTGGTGGGTAAATAATGTTAATGTTCACGTCCTTGTTTTCCGCTGCGTTCTCTGACTTCGGTTCAATCAGTCCGTAATTTACGCCCAATAATAATTTTGTCATTTGCGGGTTAGACTTACCATCGAGTCCGCGTTGTACCTTATTAGTCAGAATTTTATGCTTCGCGCGGGAGATTAAAACCGAAAAACCGTTCCTTAGTTGATAGTTCAAAAGCGTATCAGCATCGACGTCTAAATAGTCAGCTAATCCGTAAACCGTGTAAGGAATCGGATCAGGCATATCGATAATTTCAAAATAATCTTTAGTTTTTACTATTTCTTTTTTTGTGCGTGCGTCGCAATATTCGAAGTAACCTTCTATTTTCTGTTTGAGTTCTGCTTCTGTTTGAAAAACGAGCGGGCGACCTCCTAACTCTTTGGCCTTCTCTTTCATTCTTTGACTGTTTTAAACGATTTTAAATAAGTTTTGGTGTGTATGTATCACTTTAAAAAAATAATGCCTTAAAACGGATATTTTTTGGCTGTGGTTTGCGAGGTGTGATTAAATGATGCACAAATATACAATTTTATTTTAATAAAAAAGACTGACTAATAAAATAATTCAGTAAACTATAAACTTTGTAATAGTTCCAAAACTAAACAAACTAAACACCAACTAAACACGAAACTAAACACGGAAACACCCATCTATACTATATTATATACTATCTATATAAATATATATATATATATAAGGGGTCATGATGTATGAGGTTTTTTGTTTGTGAGGTTTTTCTCTAAAATATATTTTTTAATATTCTCCTACACCCCCTGTTCTGTAAAAAATCACTATACACGTAAAGCGTTGACGCTCATCGGCTATGGTGTTTATTTTAAAAACTAAACATTTCGAAAACGGGGTAATTTTTATGATTTTGGTGTTTATAGAGTGAAATTGGTCAGCCCTGAAAATTGAAAAAACGTGTTTATTTTTTTATCGCGTCGGCCAAAAAAAACATTCCGTTCGGTATCAAAAAAAATATTATATTTGTGCTTTACTAAACATAAACTATCTAAAAAATGAAAATTTCAGGTAAAGTGATCCATGTGGGCGAAATTGAAACATTCGGCGCTAAAGGATTTCAAAAACGTATTTTTGTCATAAAGACCGATGAAAAGTTTCCGCAGGAATTACCGTTCGAGCTATCAGGCGAAAAACTTACATTGATTAACGATTATGACCCCGCGAACGAAGATTTAATAGAGGTCGAATATAACCTAAAGGGGCGCCCGTGGAACGGTAAATGGTTTATAAGTGCTGAGGCTTGGCGGATAACCGGCACGCCATCGAAAGCGAAAGCGAAACCGAACGGCGGGGGATATGTAAAACCCGAAGAGATTGAAGGCGACCTACCGTTTTAGTAACATATTTTGTTACAAAAAAACCCGCACGATTATGTGCGGGTTTTTTGTTATAAGTATTTTTTTAACCTATCCTGAATTAACTGCCAAAACTCAACGGCGCGCGTTTCAATCAATTGTATCAGTTCGTCATCGCGTTTAATATTATGTATCGCGATTTGTAAACGTTCGGGGAATCGCGGATCGTAACTAACGAAGTCGCACCATTTACGGCCCGTAATCCATAAATAACCTTGAATCTGATATTTATAGTCTTCGTACTGCGCAGGCTGTAAAATATTACTCAGGTGGTTCGCTGAATTTGATGGGCATTTGATTTCGATTATACCATCGCCATCAACTAAGCCGTCAGGAATACCCGCTACAAAATCATAAATCGGATGCGGTATTGATTCGTTAATTGTTGGAACTGTGCAGAATCTTTCGAGCTCATAACGGGCGCGTGCTACGGGTTCGTAAGTATTGCCGTGTTCGAGTGCTTTGGCGCTGATTTGTTCGCGTTCAACGCCTAATATATCCATAATAACCTCATCAGCGTAACTAATCGCGGTCTGAGTGAACTCAGATATTACCTGTGACGGCGGCATAGCGTTCATAATCGCGGTGAGTTCAGGTACTGTTGATTTTTCGGGAACTGTTCCGCCGTTGGCAGTAATCCAGTCTATAATATCCTGTTTTTTAGTACCTGTGGCGCGTATTTCCTTAGTGCGGTAGTTCATCATTTTTGCGAACTGTGACGGCGTTATTTTACCTTTGGATGGCATATTATATAGAGTTTTTAAATGTGATTAAATTATCTGCTGAAATATCGTATTTTTCGATAACTACATCGATTGTAATTTTTCCCGCGCGCACTGCCTCAACTCCTGCATTCCATCGCTCTGTATCGGGTAATAGTTCGGGTTTACGTTTTTGCTGCGGTACTTCGATTGTGTCGGAATGTATTTGGTCAGAATCTTCGCCCGTTGGAATCAGGAATAAATTTAATAGCGCGTATTTTAGTGCGTAGGTCATCGCCTTGCCTGCTGATTTGTCCTGAGGGTCAACACCGATGCCGATAGATTGAAGGTATTCAGACTCGCCCGTTTCAGCGTGCGTTAGTTTGTAAGTAACAATAACGGTTAGTGTTATTTGTTGTTTTGTTTTGCCCTGATCTTCCCAGCGTTCGATTTGTAGGTCTTTTTCGATGCCCGTTTGCATAATCGTGAGCTGATTTTTAGTAAGTGCCTGTTGAAGCAGTTCCCTGACGCGTTCATCTGAAATTGATTTGTAAGAAGATCCGCCGAATCCGACTGTTTTGTCGTTTTTGATGTAACGTACTTCGTTCATAACCGCGTTAATTGCCGCGTGTAGTTTTTTGTTTTCCATTTCAATGGTGGTTTTAATAAAGTTTTGAAAATGTTTTTGATTAAATAATACACAAATATATTCAGAAGTTTTATCTTTACCAAATATTCGAGCGAATAAATTAAAATAAAATAAAATGATAGAATTAAGAAATTACCAAAACGATTCGATAAACAGAATCAGAAAATCGTATCAAAACGGATATAAACGTCCGTTGTTGGTTTTGCCGACCGGTGCGGGTAAAACCGTTGTATTTTCGTTCGTCACTATGTCGGCCGTCGCCAAAAATAATAAGGTGCTGATATTGGTACACCGTGACTCGTTATTTAAACAGACGAGTAAAACGCTGAGTAGTTTTCAGGTTCGGCACGGTCTGATAGGTTCGGGTTATAGTATGAATTACGGGAACGGCGTGCAGGTTGCCAAGGTCGGCACGATGGTAAACCGATTGAGTAAATACACACCTGACCTGATAATAGTCGATGAGGCGCACCATTGCACGGCGTCGCAGTATCGAAAAATAATTGAATATTATCCTGCCGCGAAAGTGTTAGGCGTAACGGCCACGCCGATACGGACGGACGGCGTAGGATTGATTGAGATGTTTGACTATTTAATAGTAGGCTGCACGATTAACGAACTAATCGAATTGGATTATTTAGTTAGTCCGCGAATTTTCGAACCTCTAATCGGCGTAGATTTAACGGGCGTTCATTCGGTCGGCGGTGACTATAATAAATCAGAATTGGAGCAGGTAATGAATAAGCCGACGATAACGGGCGACGCGGTTTCGCATTATAAAAAATTATGCGGCGGTGTTCCTGCGGTTGTGTTTTGTGTATCTGTTAAACATAGCGAGGATACTGCCGAAATGTTTAGGGCGGCGGGTTACCGTGCTGAATCTGTCAGCGGTAAAATGCCACAGGCTGACATAGACCGTATATTAAACGGATTAGGCTCAGGATTGATTGACGTAGTGACGAGCTGCGATATTATCAGCGAGGGAACTGATATACCTCGCATCGGTGCGATTATTATGTTGAGGCCGACGCAAAGCGAAGCGTTATATTTACAGCAGGCGGGCCGCGGTTTACGTCCGTGCGAAGGTAAATCAGAATGTATAATATTAGACCACGTCGGGAATACGCGCAGGCATGGCCACCCGTGCGAGAATCGCCCGTGGACGTTAGAGGGTAAAAAGAAAAAACGAAAAGGACAGAACGAACAGGAAAACGATATAAATATTAAAGTCTGTGAATCGTGTTTTTACGTGTTTAAGCCTGCGCCCGTATGTCCGTGCTGCGGTTGGGTAGTTCCTGCGAAAGAGCGAACGATTGAGGCGGTTGATGGTGAATTGGTCGAGGTTGAATATCAGAAACGCGAAAAGAAAAAAGAAACGGGCCGCGCTCGCACGTTGGCAGATTTGCAGAAAATTGAAGCGGAACGCGGATACAAAAAAGGCTGGGCATGGAATATGTTTAACGCGCGCTCAAAAAAATAGGGTAAAAAATATACACCGTATTAAATAAGTATGTATGTTTGTGATGCGGTGATATTATCGCGTAAATAAAAAAGCTATGAAAAAAATAATTAAGTATTTAGAATCAGTCGGAATGTGGCGGGTTAATATTTTGGTCGATGGTGAATATAAAAAGCTCGGTTATTTTGAATCTCATGATGAGTGTAATTATGTCGCTGATAAATATTTGGAAAGTCATAACGATGAATGCGAAAACTACGATAGCGAATTATTGTTCGTTCACGATGTGCCGTATCAATTAAATCACATCGGCACAGACAATCAGCGGGCGTACTCGTATAAAAACATGAGAGGTTATTATTTTGAGCTGATACGATACGCGGACGACACATGGGCGTGGCACTTGGAACGCCACTGTCATCTTCGGGAAAAGTTTTTAGCAGACAGCCGCCCCGATTTGAAATATGATAGCGCGTTAAAGGCTCACGATGCGATGGTATTAGTTTTTAATGAAAAAAAAATGTAGGTTATGATAAAAGTAGGATCAGATTTTAGCGGAGTAGGTGCGTTCAATCAGGCACTAATGCGATTAGGAGTAGAATAAGCAAGCAGGGAACTCAATAGTCGTAAATGTACTTTACAAGATATTAAAAAATTTACTAAACCATGAATAAGGAAAAAAACATACAGAACGAAATCCGTTTAAACGTTACCGACAACGTCCGCACGTTCAGAAACAACGTCGGCACAGGTTGGACAGGTGACGCTCAGCGCACTAAAGGAGGCGATACGATTATTAAAGACGCGCGACCTCTGCACGCGGGATTATGTAAAGGTAGCTCCGATTTAATCGGGTGGGTTACGGTAGAAATCACGCCTGAGATGGTCGGTAAAAAAATCGCCGTATTTTTGGCGTTAGAGGTAAAAACTACCAAAGGCCGCCCGACGAAAGAACAACGAAATTTTATTCATACGGTTGTAAATTCGGGCGGTATCGGTGGAATTGTCCGAAGCTCCGAAGATACGAACAGGTTAATTAAAGACTGGAATTATGGAGTTTAGTGAAACGCTCGGCCGCTGCGGATTGTGCGGTAGCTCATTAAATCCGATTGATTACGATTCAGATTTTAACCGATGCAGGCCGTGCCAAACGAATATAGAAACTATGGAAATATCAGATTATAGAAACTACCTAAAAAGATTGAGGAAAAAACCTACCTTTGTATTTTTCTTTGAAATTTTACAGTTTTCTGATTTTGGCGAACGTTTGAAATTATTTTACGCCTTGGAAACAAAAACCCACATTACCACCGATGAAAATAAACTACCATAAACGGATATTTGAACCTGCTGAGGCGGTCGATATATTCGATATTTATACTAACATTGCAGACGGTCACTATTTGTCTGAAACGGAGCATATACATACGCATTTTGAGAGCTACGAAAACAAAGACGCGTATCAGGCCGACAAACGGCGATTATTGCCTGCGGTGGTATTCTCAGGATGTTACGACCGACATGAAACGGTAGAAAATCAAATCAGTGTTCAGCACTCGGGTGTTATGAATATGGATATTGATATGAATACCAAAGCTGATTTAGAGAAATTTAATAAATTAGTTCATACGGGTAAACTGATTTATATCGAAGCGGCTGCGCTGTCTGTGTCGGGTAAGTTTAACGGCTCGATGTGGATAAATGTAAGAATCGAAATACCTGCCGATTTCGCAGAGGTAACAGATTATATTAAGAAAAAACTAAAACTAACAGATATAAATTTTGTCAGTCGGTTACATTCGACGTTTTATGATTGGTTTTCTGCGATGTTGCTTAATGAATTAAATATCGTTACGGGTAAAACTAAGGATTTAAAACGTTTGCGATATTTAAACCACGACGATAATATTTATGTAAATTACGATGCCGCCGTATTGCCGCTCAAAGGTCTCGAGATTTGGTTACAGATTCAGGACAAAGAGCAGGCAAAGCGAGATTTTAAAAATATTCAGGCGTCAGAATTAACTGACCCGTTTAAAATCGCGATGAGTTTCGCGGAGCGTAAAACGGGCAGCTGTGCGCCTGGTAATTATCATAATTTTATTACGATGTTATGTTCCTGCCTCAATCGGATGGGAATTTTAGAGTCCGACGCTGAAAATTTTGTACAGAACGTTTTAAAGGTCGATATAAAAACTAACTGTGTAAATTATCCGTATAAGGCGTATTCGGGTGATTTTGGAACGTGGCAGGATTGGAAAGTAAAAAAATCAGTAGCGACCGAAGCGCCATCAGGCACGGATAAAACGCCACAGGTTAGGCCTGAAAATTCGCCGTATTTTATGCCGTTTGGATTTAATAAAAACGATGAAGGGGTTCAGATGTTTTGGTTTTACTGTAATATGTCGAAGTCGTTAATTAGGTTATCAGCTGCGAAAATGAGCACTCCGAACCTGTTGCAGTTAGCGCCGTTGGAGTGGTGGGAAACGGCGTATCCGAAAGCGAAAGGATTAGGTGTTGATTTAAATTCGGCGATTGATTTTCTGATACGTGTTAGTAATGAAAAAGGATTTTACAGTAATAATAAAGTTAGGGGTCGCGGCGCGTGGATTGATAATAATCGAATTGTTATTCATGCGGGCACTCACTTAATTGTAGACGGTCAGCGTTACGAATTAGGCAGTATTAAAACTGAGTTTTTGTATGAGTTAGGCAGCGCGTTGGAATTAGGCAGCGCGAAACCGATAACCTGTGACGATTCGGCACGGTTAGCCGAAACGCTGAGCAAATTATCATGGGAGCGCGAAATCGACGGAATATTATTATCGGGTTGGTTAGCGATTGCGCCCGTCTGCGGTGTGTTATCTTGGCGCCCTCACATATGGATAACGGGCGGCGCGGGTTCGGGTAAATCGTGGGTTAATGCTGCGATGAAAAAATTTATCGGTAATATTTCAGTGAGCGTTCAGGGTAATACGTCTGAGGCGGGACTGAGAGAATTATTATTCAGCGACGCGATAAACGTACTGTTCGATGAAGCTGAGGGCGAAAACGAACACGCACAGCAGCGAATCGAATCGGTTTTGCAGCTGATGAGATCCGCGTCGAGTAGTGACGGCGGTATGATTGTTAAGGGCAGCGGCAGCGGTGCGAAAACTTACAATATCCGTAGTTGTTTTGCGTTCTGTTCGATTGTACCTCAGGCGGTGCACGGTTCAGATTTGCGACGTGTGACGAATTTAGAATTAAAACGCGGCGTATTATCGGATTCTGATTTTGAGGCGTTAAATAGTGATTTTCACGATTTTGCGACCGATCAATACGTATTAGGTTTTCAGACTCGAATAATAAATATGATACCGTCGTTATTAAAAACGATTTCGATTTTCACCCGTGCGATTACTGAGAAATTAAAATCAAGGGCGATGGGTGACCAATTAGGTGCGATGTTGGGCGGCGCGTGGCACGTTGTTAATGACGAATGTCCGACAGGTGAAGAAGCGTTTAATTTTCTCGCTGAGATTGATTTTAGCGGTGAACAAGGGTTATCGAATCAAACTGACGAATCGAAATGTTTGCAGCACATTTTAGGTATTCAGATTCGCGTTGAAACGGAAATCGCAATACATACGCGGACGTTAGGCGAATTAGTCGAAGCGTCACTAAACGGCACCGAAACGGTAAGCATGACGAAGGCCGACGACCACATGAAACGGATCGGTATTAAGGTTGAAAATAATATGGTTTGTATTTCGACGACGTCGGCATGGGTTAAGAATAATTTGAAGGGGACGAATTGGGTTAAAAATTACGCTCAGGTGCTGAGCCGGATATCGGGGACTGTCCGTAAAAATATGACGTATTTTACCACCACCATGAAAGGGCCCGCGATTTGTATTCCGATAAAAGAAATATTTGAAAAATAAATATTGAAAAGTTTGGAATTGATAAAATAGGTTGTAATTTTGAGTATTATTTAATTAAAACTATAAAAAATGAACGAGTACGAAAAGTTTTTAGAGAATAAGATTATCGTTGCAGAAGAATTTGGAACTGATGATTTAAAAAGTGAAATTGATCCTAAGTTAATGCCCCATCAATATGATATTGTAAAGTGGTGTATTATGGGTGGAAGACGTGCTATTTTTGCAAGTTTTGGACTTGGAAAAACAATGATGCAATTAGAATTAGCTCGTAAGATTATGGAAATAACAAATAAGCCTTTTTTGATTTGTATGCCTTTGGGCGTTGTTGGTGAGTTTAAGGATGATCTTGATTTTTTAGATTCTGAAATGAAGTTAAAATATATTACAGACTCCGATACTATTGAAACTGTATCTAATGATACTATCTATGTTACAAATTACGAAAGAATTAGAAAAGGTGATGTTTCTGCTGAATTTTTTGGCGGTGTATCATTTGATGAGGCTTCAATATTACGTAATTTAAAAACTGAAACTACTAATTATGTACTTAAACATTTTAGTACTATCAATTATAGATTTGTTGCAACTGCCACACCTACCCCTAATGATTTTATTGAGATTCTAAATTATGCTGATTATTTAGGCGTAATTGATAGAGGTCACGCACTTACAAGATTTTTTCAAAGAGATTCTACAAAAGCTGGACATCTTACACTTTATCCAAATAAAAAAGAAGAGTTTTGGAAATGGGTATCTACTTGGGCGGTATTTATAAATAAGCCTTCCGATCTTGGTTATGACGATACTGGTTATTTATTACCTAAATTAAACTTTATTGAAATTTGCGTAGATAATATTTCAGATGAGCCTGTTTATGACAAATACGGAAAACTTATTATGTTTAAAGATAATAGCAAAAGCCTTGTAGATGTTAGCCGCGAAAAGTCAAACAGTATCAATGTAAGGGTAAATAAAGCTGTTGAAATTATATCAAAAACCCCAAATGATAATTGGATTTTGTGGCATCATTTAGATGCTGAAAAAAATGCTATTGAAAAAGCATTAAAAAAAGATTATAATTTAAAGTCTGTTTTTGGCAGTCAAACAAATACGGAAAAAGAAAAGCTGCTAATTGATTTTAAACATGGAGAATATCAAATACTTTCAACAAAACCAAAGATAGCTGGTTCAGGGTGCAATTTTCAGCACAATTGTAATAATATGATATTTGTTGGTATTGATTATAAGTTTAATGATTTTATTCAAGCTATACATAGATGCTACCGTTTTAAGCAAGATAAAGAGGTTAATGTTTATGCTATCTATACTCAGAATGAATACGAAGTATTAAAAGCTCTACGCGCTAAATGGGTTAAGCACATTGAGCTACAAACAGAAATGATTAACCTTGTTAGAGAATACGGATTAAACACAGATAAAATTAAATCAGATATGAAACGTCAAATATTCAATAATAGAAGAAGCTCAAAAATAGGTGGTGCAACTGTATTTAATGAGGATACTGTTAAAATTCATGAAGAAATGGAATCAGATAGCACTGATATGATTTTAACATCAATTCCGTTTGGTGATCATTATGAATACTCTGATAATTATAATGACTTTGGCCACAATCATGGCAATGAAAAGTTTTTCGAGCAAATGGACTTTTTAACTCCGCATCTGCTTAGAACATTAAAGCCTGGTAGAGTTGCGGCAATTCACGTAAAAGATCGCATAAGATACAGCTATCAAAATGGCGCAGGCTTTACAACAATTGACGATTTTAGCGGTAAAACAGTTGCGCATTTTCAAAAGCATGGTTTTTGGTTAATTGGTAAGGTGACGATAACAACTGACGTTGTACGTGAAAATAATCAAACGTATCGTTTAGGATGGTCGGAGCAATGCAAAGACGCATCTAAAATGGGAGTAGGTTTGCCTGAATATGTTTTATTGTTTAGAAAGATGCCAACTTCACAAAATAATAGCTATGCGGATGAGCCTGTAATGCATACTAAACAAGAATACACGCGAGCAAATTGGCAATTAGATGCTCATGCGTATTGGAAATCTGATGGAAATAGATTCTTTTCGTCTAAAGAGCTTTCCGGTATGGATGTGGCTAAAATTGTAAAGTTTTGGAAAAAACATAATAAAAATGAAGTTTACAGTTTTGCGGAACATTTGAGATTATGCGAATCATTAGAGGAACAAGATAAACTATCGAGTTTATTTATGACTTTGCCGATTCACTCTAATAATGATTTAGTTTGGACTGATATAAATAGAATGGCAACATTAAACGCTAATCAGGCGAACCGAAACAAAGAGAAACATATTTGTCCGCTTCAATTTGATATTGTTGAAAGACTTATAAATAGATTCACAATGAAAGGGCAATTAGTAGATGATCCTTTTGGCGGATTATTTACAACAGCTTATAAATGCTTAGAGCTTGGCAGAAATGCGATAAGCACAGAGTTAAATCCTGAATACTATAATGATGGATTGTACTATTTAAAAAGCATAGAATATAAAATAAACGTTCCATCTTTATTCGACGCATTCTAAAATTTAAACAACTTATGTTACACTACCACAACACTACGCGCAACGATCACCGCGTTAACCAATGGATTATTATTTGCTCACTGTACGCGCTCGATTACGCAGCGGGCAATATAACCGATGATATTGATATCAGGCAAGCTACTAAGCTCAGGTTTAAGAATATGAAACAATGGGCACAAAATACGTTAACTACATCATTTAGGATTAAGCCGAAGGATAAAACTGATACTGATTATATTGTTTACGACCACGTTGTAATTATGCAGAAACTATTCATGTTAGCGTGTTCAATTCCGAATGAAGACCTACCTGAATTTTTAACTGAGGTTAACAATATTTCAGAAAAAATAATTAAAAAATATTCCGATAATACAGTAATAATTGATAAATAGTATTATCTTTGAATCTTTGAAACGTATAAAGTTCTTACGCGCCCCGTTAGTCGGATTTTGGGGCGTTATTTAAGGGGTCGAAAGGTATCGACAGATATAAACGGTGTTAACAGTCAGGCAAAAAACGCTTTAACCGGCAACAATTCAGACGTATCCAACGCGGGCAATGCTCGCACAGGTGAGGCCACCTACGGCCAAGAAACACAAGCGGGCCAAGTGTCAGCATAGGGAGTTTTTAATTGAGTTTGCTGATTCTTAAAATCAGATGGTGGAGCCTAAGTTTACAGACTTGGTTCGGATGCTGTCGGCCTGCGAAACTTAATGCTTCGAACGTAAAAAAACTGTACAAGCCTGTAAAATCCTGTAATGTACGAATAGACTGGACGCGGGTTCGAATCCCGCCGACTCCTCAAAATGTTAGATATGGTGTAATTGGAAACACGGCATGGCATGGTGCGAATACAGGTTCGACTCCTGTTATCTAATCAAAGTTTTTTGTAGTTTTTTAAAAGTGGTTTACTGCCCGTTGTTTCGTTCACGGCGGGCAGTTTTTTAAAATCAATTATTTATGTATTTAACATTTGAGCAAGCATTCAGCTTAATAAAACCAAAAATCTACAAAAACACGCATTATTATCAATTGTTTATACGCGATTTGATTGATAAAAATGAATTAATAGAGGTTAATCCTGATTTATTTTTTTGTAATGAGAATGGCGAATATATCAAAGCTGATAAGGTATTAGCGAAACGTTTAGTTACTGCTCAATCAGTTAACGAATACGTAAGAAAAAAACGCACTCATTACGAAAAATACGGCCGAAATGAAAAACCCGGAACATCAATAAAAATTGTATTTTCAGACAACAAAACAATGCGTTTTGATTCGTTTGATCAGGCTATGAATTATTTTGGAATTAGCCGTAATATAATCCGTAAGTCGATTGCAAAAAATAAAACCGTAGAGATACCCGTTAGACCTGATCGTTTAATTGAATTAGGAATAGATGCTGACCCCACAGAATCGGCGGGAATTACGACCTACGAAGATATTTCAGAATTTGTAAGATTTTATAAAATCGAATGAGTGAGCCAGCTCAGTTAATTAGAGAAATAAACTTAGGCTATACGATTGTTAAAATATTTAATCCGATTTCGGACAATAATTATTTAATGATTATATACTATGACGTTTTAGGCAATTGGAGTCAGAAACAGATAAAAACGGATAAGGATAAAAATATTATTCTGTTTGGAAATTTAGCACAAATAAAAAAACTACTAACATGAAAGTAAAAATCATTAACCTATCAGGTTACGAAACACCACGCCACGCCACGGCGGGAAGCGCAGGAATTGACCTACGAAGCGCGAAAGAATACCCGATTACACTAAAGGCGGGAGAACGATTAAAAGTTCCTACGGGCATATTTTTAGAGATGCCGCAGGGTATTGAGTGCCAAGTTCGCGGGCGTAGTTCGTTGGCATTTAATCACGGGGTATTAAGTTTTAACGGAACAATTGACAGCGATTACCGCGGCGAAATTATCGGATTGTTGTTTAATACGTCGAAAGAAGATTATATTATTAACCCAGGTGATCGTATCTGTCAGATTGTATTCAATAAATTGCAATGGGTAAATTTTGAAGAAGTAGATAAATTAAATGAAAGCGAACGTAATACGGGCGCATTTGGTTCAACGGGTAAATAATGAGAAAAACGTATAAAAAATGGCAGCTTAGTGATATTCTAACGCTTACAAAATTATATTCTGACGTTTCAAATTATGTAATAGCTGAACAGTTAGGATTTAGTTACTCTGCGATTTGTAATAAGGGGAAAGAATTAGAATTAAAAAAATCTGCTGAGTTTTTACGTAAAAATATGTGCGAGCCGAATCAGGCGCGTTTTTTTAAGAAAGGAAGTAAACCTACCAACGCATACCAAAAAGGCCACACGCCGACCAACACGAAGCCAATTGGCACGGAATCAGTAAGACGTTTTAATAATATTTTTGTTAAGACGGAATCGGGAAAGTGGGAACATAAGCATAAGTTAATTTGGGAACAGGTTAAAGGTAAAGCGCCCAAAGGTATGTATATTGTTTTTGCTGATAAAAATAATCGTAATTTTTCGATTGATAATATTATCTGCGTCGATAAGGCCGAAATGATGCGCAGAAATAGCGCGGCAAATTTACCGACTGAATTATGCAGCGTAATAAATCAATTAGCTTGGTATCACAGAAAATTAAAAAACTATGAAAAATAAAATAACAGACCTACGAAATCATTTATTTGCGCAGCTCGAAAAGCTATCCGATGATTTATCAGAATCAGAATTAAATCAGGAAGTAAAACGCAGCAAAGCAATTGGTCACATCGCACAGACGATTATAAATTCAGCTAAGGTCGAGGCGTTTTATTGCGCGAACGCTAAAATCAATGGAACGGGGTTTTTTCAGATTGATTCAGAAAAAATGAACTTAGATGCTTAGATTTATTTTAATATTACTTATACCCGCTATTCTGCCCGCAAAAACATACGACCGATACATACAGGAACACCTCAAAACGGCGACTCTAAATCAATCGGAGTGCGGTATTCCCGTATCAATTCAGTTTGCGGTTGCGATTTTGGAATCGGGCGGCGGTCGGTCGGAATTAGCAAAAAATACAAATAATCAATTTGGTATTATGGCGTTCGCTGATTGGGGCGGCGATCGTGCGGGTAAATGGCGCTGTTATTCCGATTCTCACGAATCATTCAGGGATTACGCGGTATTTATGCACAACAATTACATTAACGCCGTTGGCAAGGATTGGCAGCATTGGGCCAAACATTGCACAGGTTACGGCGGCACGTCAGATTATTGGATTAGAGTAAAAAATATTGTCGAATTTTACAATTTAGAAAAATATGATGAAATTAAACAGTGCGGGTTTAGACGTTGCGCGTTTACAGTTGCAGCTTCGTTCGTTAAAATTGTACAGTGGTTTTATTGATTGTTTTTTTGACGAAACAATTAAACAGGCCGTTATTTCGTTTCAGTCGAAATATAATTTAGATTCTGACGGAATAGTAGGGCCAAAGACTCAAACGGTCTTAAATGCGCTAACTAATAACGATTATCAGGTTTTATTCCTGCATTGCGCTGCGTCGCCTGATGGCCGCGAACATACGGGCGCCGATATTGTCGCGATGCACACGTTACCCGTTGCGAAAGGCGGCCGCGGATGGAGTCGCCCGGGTTATTCGGACGTTATCCGATTAAACGGTAAAATTGATAATATTTGGAAACACGATCAGGACGGCGATATTAAAGAATGGGAAGTTACGTTCGGCGTATTAGGTAGTATTTTATTGAATCGTAATGCTCGCCACCTGTGTTATATTGGCGGCATGGATAAGGAAATGAAGTATCCTAAAGATACGCGCACCACGGCACAGAAACTCAGTATGTATGATTATATTCATGAGCAGATTCGATTGAATCCTAATATCGTTATTGCAGGTCATAATCAAGTACAATTGAAAGCCTGCCCATCGTTTGACGTTACAAATTATTTAATCAGCATCGGAGTGAGTGCGTATAATATTTTGCATACTTCCGAAAAATATAGAATATGAGATGTGTTCCCGAATCAGTAAACGGATTATTTCCCGCGCTCGACCTCTCCCAATTCGTCGCACGTCCTGCGGGTTACGGCTTAGGAGATATACAAAGAATGTTAACCGACGATTTAACCGTATGGCCTATTTACGTCAGCCATGCGCCCTGCCTGAACTTTGATTTAGTTAAGGTTTTGCCGAATACGGAAAATTTAATACCGTTGTTTTTGTTTACTAAAAAACATTGTATGTTATCGTATTGGAATAAAACAGAAATTGAGGTACCTGAGTTAAACGCGACGTTTGATAGTAACGCGTTTTTTATGCGAAATAAAATATTGCAGGTTGCAGCGGTTACGAGGTACGACGATTATAGTTTATATACTGTCCTGCCATAAAAAAACCGCCGCACATAGTACGACGGCCAACACATGAAACAACTAACTAATTTTTGCGCGTGATAACTAACTCACACCTCCGGATCTTCGGGGTTTTTTTTCGTTTTATGTTCGTTTATATTTGACATTTGTTTATTTATTTTCTTAGCTGATTTTATCATGTCGAGCAGGTAAGCGAATAGTGATTTACCTTTGATTTGCTCGAATGATTCATCGATTGAGGTTATCTCTGTAAAAATAAGAATCAGCGCTAATATTTTAGTTGGTGCAAATTGTATCTGAGTGAATATTGATATAAATTCGTTAATTACAAATTTATCCATAATAAAAAATGACAATACAAAACAATTATAGGATATTACTTTTGGAATAATTCCTGCTCTAAATTTACGGGATCGCCATTTAGCTTTCTCTTTATCCTCTTCGGAAACGTTATTACTTTTTTTATTTTTCTGTGCCTGCACATAAACTCTATAACGGGCAAAAACGGTATCAGCGGCAATAAATACACCGACGGCGGTTAATACGCCTGCAATCGGACTAATAAACGCGCCAAACGCTAAAATAGCGGGTAGTATGAACTGCCAAACATTATGTATAAACTCTTTCATTTTTACGGTAGGTAATTATTTATAATTTACGAAACGGGATAACCAAACTGATAGCGGCGTGCCGAGAATAATCCACCACCACGCGATGCCCGTAAAAAACACCAATACAGACCACGTTAGCAGGCCGACCCACGTACCAAAACAAATCGGACAAGCGCCAAGCATAGAATAAGGATTTGCGCGCATTGTGGATTCGACTTTTTTGTGAGCAATATCGACGCGTTCTAAATATTCATTATATAAGTAGGTTGCGGTTATTGAGTCGCACTTATCTAAATCGCTTTGTAATTGTTTATCCTGATCCTGTTTCCAACGTCCGTATTTTGCCCATACGCGCGTCGATTCTTTTAATTCCCATCCTTCGTACCGGTCGGAAATAAAACGCCCGTAAAACGAAAATATGCGACCTGAATAAAAATCTGCATGAATCGGTGAACCGATAGAATAATGAATAAATTTAATAAACGCAGCGACTGCGATAATAGATAGTAGTAGTGTCATTATGCTACGATTTCGGCAGTATATCCTAAATCTATAAACACCTGCTGCATATAAAGCAAAGCAACCTCCAAAGATTGTGTTTCAGTTTCAAGAATAACGAAGTTGTAAGTCATGTTTTGGATATCTGTTGCTATTTCTTTGCCTAAAAGATAACTATCAAAGTTCAAATACGTCTTGTATGTGATACTTAGTGAACCATCAAGATGACAAATAAAAGAAATGCGAGAATAGACAGAGCTGAGCTCAATGTCTGTTCCTTGAACGTTGATTGGTGTTGTGTTTTTTGATAATGATAGTGCCATAATTAGTTTATCTTTTTATATTTTAAAATTGAACCTTTGAAAGTACGAGCAGTTGTTGCAGCTATTGCTACATTCTGCGCAAATTTGTATTTAAAAGTAGCATTTGCAGATGCTGTAAAGCTAAATATTATTTTAATGCTTAGTAATGAATCTAAATCTGCCGATGGCGGCCCTGTTGAAACAGTTGTTGTACTTGCTGCTGCGTTTGCGCTTGTAATCGTAACAGTAGCAGTACCTGTTAGACCTGTAGCTGTATAGATGCCGTTTCCTTTCATTGTTCCGGAACTTACATTAAATGCACTTTGATAGTCAGCACTTGTATTGTTTGCAGAGATTACAGCATCTAATTCTAACATATACTGGCCACCTGCAACCACCGAAAACTGCAATTCTGTATCGTCTACTAAAGTTGCACTATTTGTAACATCCTGATTTGCACTTTTTACAATGTAATTCCAACCGCCAATAGTTTTATTTTTCCATAGCTGTGTACTGCTTTCATAGATAAGTGCATCATTATTGGCAAGTGAACCATTTATCGCTACATTATGCAACTCGTCAAGTTCATAACCATTGTCAACCTTTACAAAGATAGTACCATTAACAGCGTGAGCATAAACAACATAACCCATCACAATAAGATGATTTGGTGCAACAGGTTTGATATTTGTTAGGTTTCCTGCTGTGGTCGGGCTAAGGTAAACAATATCACCATCTGCCCAAGTTTCGCTCTGCAAACTTCCAGTTGTGTTTATGCCCCTAATCAATCCGCTTGTGGTAATAAAACCTTCTTGATTGTTATTGATTGTTTCAGTAACCAATCCGATTGTTTCAGCACTCAGTACGTCAGTTGTTGCAAGTGCTAAATCTACTTTTAACCTTTGCCCCTGTGAGCCTGTCACCCTTACAGCCTGATAGTTGGCTTCCAACAAATTTATATTTGTAACTGTTTTATTAACCACTCTCAAGACTTGTTCCTGACCTACTTGCAAAGTAACATTGCCACCTTTCAGACCTAAATCTAAAGTACCATCTGTATCATTCCAAGACAATTGGCCAACGCCTGCTGTGTCGGATGTGGCTGTATTAAAGTCAATTTTGTCGACGTTTAAAAGGTCGTTATTATTTAGGTTTATATCCGTTGCCCCTGCTGTATTACCAGCTATTAAAACCGTTGCAAGGTCATCGCCACCGCCGCCTCCGCCTACCTCAAAAAAAAAATCAGTCGCAAGCAACTCAGCAAGATCGTAAACGTTACCAACGAACGGCACGGCGGCCGCGGGTTGAACCTGCGTATTATCTACTAAATCAATATTAAAATATACGGCATCGTTATTGTCGAACGTTACTTTTACTGTATCAGTTGTTGTCTGAGTTGTAATTTTTACATTATCGGGTGAATACGATGTTACGAAGTCGCCTGTTGCGGCGTTATAAATCGCAACCTGACCCGAAGTAGATATTTTAACAATGTCGATTAAATAATCAAAAGTTACCATTTTTATTATATTGTAGCGTTAATAATTATTGTATCTGATGCGCCTATTTTAGTTGTTAGCTGTAAACAATCGTAAACAACGGCCGCGACTGTAAAATTTAAAACTGTTCCGTCGGGTTTACGTATTAAACCATTGTAAGTATAGAATTCGTTTAGGTCTGTGAGTCTAAAAATAATCGGGTCACCTTCGGCTAAAACCGATTCAAACGCGATTACCAAACGTCCAAAGTCGAACTCTAAACGCCACGTTCCAGCGTCGCCAATTCCGACTACGGCGGTCAAGTCGAGCGACGTAACGCAAGGCGAATAACAGCCTAAATTCAACGTTGATGTGCAGCAATTACAACAGTTCATAGTTAGTATTTTATATTTAAAAACGCGGTATTTAGCCGCGTTTAATGCCTAAGGTAGCGAATCCGTGACGGCATTGTATGTCTTATTATAATATTATAATGCTGTTACTGTGAGAGCTTGCTAAGCCTGCTATATTTGTAGCTGTTACAATGCAAGAAATATTTGAACCCAAATCAGCCATAACACAAATATAAGTACTTGCAGTTTCGCCGACAATATCAATACCGTTCCTTTGCCATTGATAGGTGAATGTTATCGGCAAATCGCCTGTCCAAGTTCCATTATCAATAACTTTTAAAAGACCGCCTACAATGTTTTTGCCTGCTATTATTGGGCCTATCGTATTAAGTGGCGGTATTCCTGCGCTCGGTTCAGGTATTGGTTTAAGTTCGCATAAATTAAAATTGTCACATTTATTATTATAATTAAAATCGAATCTTAGTTCAAAATCAGTCGAAACAATCTGCAATAAACTATTCATTGTTTTCGCTTCCTTTCCTGTTTCTGAGTTATAAACATCCCACGGCAAAACATTCGAGGCGGTCGGATATAGTTTAACGTTTACTATATTATATAACCAATTATTTTTTAAGTTAGCAGTAAACAGCGCAGACTTTACAACGTCTAATAATTTTCGAGGGTCGGCGCACCGGTGCTGAATAACCAATTTTAACGGTAGTCTGATTTCCGATTCAATACCGCACGATCCGCGTTTGGTATTGGCGGGTTTTCTGCCCTCGGTAATATTACCGTTTATTCGAATATAAAAATACGTACCTTTTGAGTCGTCTAATCCGCTGTATTTTCGCTCACCGTTCGCGCCTGATTCTAATGTAACAACCTGCCTAGATGTATCTTTGACGGTCAAACCTGCGCCCGTGATAACTTCACCTGTTACGGCTGTTAGCTCGGCGATTATTTCCGCTATAATTACGTCGATTATGGTTTGAGCTGCGTACATTATTTATTGATTATTTATTTACTACAAAAATCGTAAACTTTTTTAAAATTAAAATAATTTTTTACAAACTAATGATTGTAAATTTAATCGAGTTCCTCCAATATCGCTAATAATTCCAATTGTGCAGCTTCTTGCCCGTCGGCTATTTCCTGTTCCGTCGGCGGCATTATGTCAGTCCCGAATCTAACTTCTTGACCTTCCATAATATCAATTGATTTTTGCGACGTGTAAGAAACATAACTATCGTTACCTTCCTGCCTAACCTGTACCGATTCAAATACTGAGCCGCTGAAATTTAAATCAACTGTTGCATTTTGGCGACCTGTTAAATTTCTTAATTCTGAATATCCGTCTGTCAGATATTTCGTTTTGTGCGGTTGTCCGTTTTTAAAAACCTTATTCCCATATTTACCCATCGGCACGACTGCGGCCGCTTTAACGCCTATTAACGTGATCGGGTTAATATAAAACGGATCTTTATTATACACGCCAATTGAATTACCCGCACTATCTAAACCAAGTCTAAAAATACGATTTTTGTATTCAGCAATTACCCTAAACGCAGCCACCTGCGATATCCGTTTCGCGGTGTTATCGTCAGCGATAACTTCGGCTAATTTATTTAGGCGGTCGATTATATTCATTTTTTATCCTGGTAACATTGGATACATTCTAAGTCTTCGCTCGCATCGGTAACAGAATTTATCAGTTTCGAGCAGCTGAATTATATTATCAATTTCGTTATCTAAATATTCAATTGACTGCGATTCCCAAACGTTCGCCGTTTGTAGTGCCCACTCAATACCGTGGGTTTTAATCAGATTTAATCGATTGTTTGGGCTGATCCATTCTTTGAGTATCTGCGCGCCTGATTGGTATAAAATCGCTAACCCTAACCTATCAAGAAACTGACAGATAATATCGGTATCAACACAATCGAGTCGAACGCAAGCGGACAAATATCCGTTTGTAGTTGTATTTATACCGTTCCATCCTTCGACGTTTAATTTAAAATCTCCGCAGGGTTTACAGTTACTCGACGCGTCGCAGGTTGTCAGATACGGAGCTATGGCGGCATTATCTGAGGTTATCAGAATTATGTCCTCAGCGAAGTATTTTTTAACGTGGATAACGTGTTCTGTATCGGCCTGTAAAACGGTCGGAGTCGACCACAGAACCACGCCGATAGGATCCGTTACGTATAATGTTGTCGCGCCTGCTATGGCCGATTTTATGCGTATTGATTCGACCCAAATACGGGACTGAACCGATTGCAGCCATTTTTTAGATACTCTGATTCCGCGATTCGCGGCCACGGGAATATCCGCGACTGTTGAAAAATCACAGACGGTATATAATTTACCCAAAGTATTTAATTTAATACCGCGAGCGTTTAAAATTGCTTTTAACCTATTCTCTACAATCAACCCCGCGAAGTTTGTTTTTTCAGCTACGACGTTAGCAGCCGATTGTAATTCTTCGGGCGCAATTGCTGCTATATTTCCAATGCTTAGACCTTCCAAATCGGATATATAAAATCCTGATGTCGGTACGGTCGGCGTGCATCCGTTGTATAGTGTGATATAGTTATTCAGACAGATCATTATCTATATTTTTTGCTTTGCGTCCGCGTTTTTTTGTTTCAGGTTCGATAACTTCGGCGATCATTTCAATTTCCTCAACCGTTTCAGGTTCGGCGATAATCTCAGCCGGTACAACCTCCTCTATTTTCGAAGTAATAAAAGTAAGACAACCTCCGTTATAAATTACGTCAGCGGGCCAATCCTGCTGCTTAACTGCTTTCGTTACTGCGGCGTTAATTGCGGGCGATCCGATTGTTTTTTTCTGTCCTGTGTAATCAAATAAAAATACCATTTCGGCCTGTTCGGTTCGGTGGACGTTTATATTTTGATTAAACTTTCTGATTATGTTAATCGCGTTAACTATTTTATTTGTTGCGTTTTTCATTGTGTTAGTTTTTTGGTAATAAATATGTATAGAAAAGTGCCATTTTATATAAACGTTTTCCGAATATACATAAAAAAAGGGCGGCTATTAACCGCCCCTTTTAAGTCTAACGTATTCCGCAAGAATCTGCGTTAAATGTATCTGTGCAAGCCACAGAATCAGTAATAACTAATTGGTAAGCACCCGGCTCAGTTGTATAGAAATTACCCATCAAACCGAAGTAACCTGTTTCGCCCAAAATTGAAGCACCCGCAGCACCGCTAAACGTTACGGCAGCAGGAGCAGTCCAAGCGAGGTTGGTAATTGTCGCACCTGTTGAAGCTACCGAAGCATCAAACACGTGTACAAGCGTTTCAGTTGTTACAGTCAGAGCTACGTCTGAACCTGTCGCTGAAACAATTACAATTGAAGTAACCGCAGCTGTTGCAACGATTGCGATATCTACGCCCGTAGAACCATCCCATCCACCTGAAACAGAATAGATGTATCCAAGGTTAGCGAGTGCAGCCTGAGCCGCAACGATAAACCCGTTAGCGCCTCCTGATGTACCTGTGTCGAACGTTGCACCTAATGAAATCGGCAATCCGTTAATCTGAATTGCGATAGCATCGGCCACGTCAACAGACCCACCAACAAACACCTCAGCATCTAGGCAATCGGTATAGAACGCAGCGCGGCAAACTTCAACGCACTGATCAGCTGATTCACAGAACACGGCCGCAGTCGGAGCAGGAGCACCCACAATTCCGCAAGCAGGTTCAATGTCGCAGTATCCCGTATCGGCGCAAATTACTTTGTATTTGAACACGTCAAGAACGCCCGCAAAATGGCAATCCTGATCCGCCCAACACTTAGGCATACCAACAACGGCCCAGTTAGTAACGAATTGAATGTAAAGCTCGATTTCATCGTTACATTTTACGTAGCTCATAATTACGTCGTGTTCGATGCCCATCCAAGGATCGACGACAGTCGTACGCATTTGATCTTCGAAATTGTAAGTAAACTGACCTTTGTTTTTCGCGTAGGTAACCAATTGCAGCGCACCTGGAGCCATCGCGATAATATAATCAGTATCGCCCATTGCCAAAGGCAAATTAGAATCGTAGAAAATTGAACGGCTAATATCAAGCAATCCAGCGTTAAAACCTAAGTCGTTACCGCTTGAAATTTGGCGGAGTGAACGGTATTGTTCCAATTTAGAACCACCAATCAAAACAAATTGCTGTTCGATTTCTGCGGTTTTCGCATCGAGTGACAAAAGTGACTGACCCACGGGATTGATACCCAAACCTGAAGCCATAAACAAAGGCAGGTCTTTAACGGTAGTAGGTGCGTCATTACAATCGCAGTTTACAAAGTTACCGATAAGTCCCTGAGTAGCTACAACGGCGGCGACTTCCTGACCTAAGCGGTTAATGTGATTTCTTAAAACCTCGTTAACGTATGCGTTTTGGTAGTCTGTGCGGCTTTCTTTAATGCAGCGCATCAGCTCGTCATCAATTTTGATTTTACGGCTTACTGTGCGGTTTTTGATTTCGATTTCATCAAACAACGGACGAACTACGTCGCCGTCAGTTGGGCAGTATTCTACTTCGGTTGTTGTGTCTTGACCTAAGCGAGGAAAAAAACGACGTGTTGCTTTGTAAACTTTGCCGTTGCCCTGCTCAACCGCTTGCACGTTGCCAAGTTTAACGCTCGATGCTGCTTTGTTTGCGCCCGATGTAAGGAGCTGAAGCAAACCGATGTTTGGGGACGGCATAGAGCGCATCCCGTTATTGTTATTTAGTGTTAGGTCGATGATTTTCCAAGCATCAGCCAAAGAAATATTAGACATTTTTAGGAATTTAAATTTTACGAATTATATTTTGCGGGCATTTCCTCGCTGCCTTTGGCGATAGGTCTGAGCGTTAGCTCCTGTATTTGCACGGTTTTAGCCGCACGATTGCACGCGTTTAAACGTGCGTATGAGAGGACATGACAAATATACGCTATGAATTGAAAAATAATTTAAAAATAATTTACAAAATGTTTGCAGTTATAGAAAACAGTTCTATCTTTGTATCAAGATAAATGAAATATTTAAACACATAAAAAAGAAATACTATGTACATCGCACGTCAAGCTAAAAATATCAACGCAGACATCGCACGTAATTGGTCATCGTGGAATTTTGGACAAGAAGGCTTATCTTGCACAGAAGAAGAATTGCAAGCAGCTATTGAAAAATGTGTTGAGAATGATAGTCCTCTTTGGATTTCAGGTTTTGAACTTTGGGGCAATGAAATTACAAATTCTGATATTCGTGAATTGTATTCCGGTTATTGGGTTTTGGTTGATGATCGTTTTACTGGCAGCATTGCAGGTACAGAATTGAAAGCAGAAACACTTCAACAAGCAATTGCAGAAGCTAAAGGTGCTGATTTTTGGGGCGATGGCGTACGCATCAACTGCGAAGAATCTACATTAGTTTATAGCGAAGGAGAATTGCATATTTTTGAAGTATAATCCACACGGGGCGCAGCATCCGATCAACTGCAATAAACACAAAACCATTATTATGAAAACTATTCAAGATTTAAAAGAAGCTTTACTATCTCAGTATTGGGACTCAGAAGAGTCGAAGAACTTACAAGAAACTCACATTGAAGTGAGTGCTGACAGTTCAATTATCTACGGCAGTATGATTTGCTGTAACGGTGAAGGCAGCATCTATGAATGTGGAGTTTATACGGACATGGACAAAAAAGGCTTTGAACATTTGTTCGAGTCTGGCAAGACATTTTTCATCGAGCTATGATAGCATCAGCAGACCTCATACACCTCACTACTTCGGGCTATGAGATAGTTAAAACCGAAGTTAAGGTCATAGAGCTGACCCACGAGAAAAGCGCTAACAAGCGGGCTATAATTGAATATACATACAAAGGTCAGCTAATGAAGCATTCAATACCAAGATGTAGGCTAACACTAAAATCAGAATCAATATGAAAACAGAAATATATTATGCTATAATATTTGAAGAGGACTTCCTCGATGCTGATAAAGGATACCAAATAGATGTATTGGCAAAGCTCATACCGGCACACGGGCCCGACGGAGCGACAACTGACCAGCACGAATGGGACATTGTCGAAGTCTATTGTAACGGCAAGAAGTCGGATACGGAGACAATTGCTCAAATGCTTTATTGGAATGAGCAGCGGATGCCTGAAAATGTATTGATTCAAAAATTATTATACGCATTAAGTAATCAGTGAAGTATATCATCATTATCCTCTCCGCTATCGTTATCGAATTTGCCAGCACGTTCTACATTTTGGCCGTATCTAATCAGCACATCTATCAAATGGCTTTTTGGGCGTTTATCGGCCCGTTTCTGTCGCTTCCTTTCCTAAAGTATCAGATTGAAGCAAAGACAAATTTGCAGCGGATTGGCTTGGCGTTTGGGTATGGTGCTGGGTATTGTGCAGGCGCTTTATTAACTTACTTTATAAATTAACCATTATGAAAACTATCCTATTCCTATTATTAGCTTTACAGCTATCCGCACAAAATTACTACTGCGTTCAAGTCATCAGCACCCGCAACCCTCATTTATTGAAGCCCGAAATGGTTTCTATCCTACCCGACACCGCAAAGGTTGAGCATTCGGGCGAATGGTTTAGAATCCTGTTTGTGTACGCTACACAGGAAGAAGCAAACATTTATCACACTTCATGGCTAAAACAGCATTCAAATGCTTTTATTTGCGTTCGGACTAAGGAGCAGGTGGAGCGGATGTATAATTTATTTAGTAAAGATTAAAACAAATGATTAAATAGTCAGGTGGCGGAAATACATGGTAGACGCAGAACGTTGAAAGTTAAGTGGTTCAGAGTGGTTCGTCTGAAAGATAACGTTTTGCGGCTAACCGATAGTTTTTGCTTTTCGCAAAAATTTTGGTTAGGTGCTGTTATATTCTCGTTCTTTTTCTTCTTTTTTTGTGCGGTGGGATAAAATTTTACTCTTTAATTATCAAGTAGTTACAAGAATATTAAAAAATAATTGTTAAAATACTTGCGTAGTATTATACATTGTATTACATTTGTATAACAAAATCAAAATAAAATGATACAAGCAATCGGATTCGCAAACAAATTTTTTACTCTTTGGAGTATTGACACAGAGCCAGTTTATACAACTGATGCTTACGGTAAACATTGGCTAACTGGGTATAATACCCGTTATACTTACCATAAAAATATTTCCTTTGATTTGGAAAAGGCAAAAGCATTATACCCAACTTTGGAAGTGCAGGAAGATTTGAGAGGAAAAACAAACTCTTGGACTACTGAAAATAAAGAGGATTTATGCCCTCAAATTATGAAGTTTGGCAAATACTACGGTAAGGATATTAACGAATTATTGGAGCAAGATTTTCAATACTTGGTTTGGATTTGCGAAAACAAAGGGTATTCAAGTAATGGAAAATATGCTAAAAATTTACCTAAAGTGCAAGAGCATTTTAAAGTAATTGAAGATGCAAGTAACAAATTTATTAATGACCGTAACAACGCTTTTGAAGCGATATTAACTGCTGGTAGTTATGAATTTGTTGCTGAACGCAATTTGAAAATAAATGATGGTTTTGCCTATATCTATGTTAATGAAGGCGATTTGTGTATTACTTTCAAATTTGAGCAAGGAACATTCTCTTATAACGAATATAATGGATTTGCTTATGGTTTACCAATAGTGAAAGGAAAAGCAAAGAGAATGAAAGGCAAGACCGTTAAATTTGAATTTACAGAGGATAAAACAGAAGTGTATCAAGTAATCGTAAACAATGTAACAATATGAGCAAAGCAACAGGATTTCGTTTGGATGAAGATATTTTACCAAACCTTAAAAAGATAGCCAAAGAACAAGAACGAAGCGTTAATTGGCTTGTGAATAATACTCTTAAAAATTTTATTGAAGGGGAGAAAAAAAAGAAGAAAAAGAATGGAATATAACATAAATATATACGCAACTTTATTCTTAACTACAAAAAAACCTATTATATGAATGCGAAAGAACAGATAATAAATGTTTTCAAGAACAAAAACATTGAACTTAAAGCATCCGTTCAACGATTAAATTTAAAGTATGGTTGGACTAATGATTCTGCTGAACTAAAAATGTTGTCAGATGCTATTAAAAATAACTTATCTATAATCACCGCCACCGAATCAGCCATTTTTGAGTTGCCGAGTGAGGAAGAGATAGAAAATAAAGCAAATTTATTTAAACACGAATATTATCAAGGTGGATTTCACGATGGTTGTGACTTCATTCTAACCTACAAAAAACCCGAACCAAATGGAGAATAAACTATGCTGTGATGTATTTCCAAAGCTATTCAATAAAATAAATTGGTTTACCTATAATTCAGAGGGCGTTCAAATATTAAATATGCCGCATTTTATAACAAATGAAGGAGAGCGATTGAGAATAAACCACTGCCCCAGCTGCGGCACAGCTATAAGAAGCATTGAAATAGAAGAAGCCGATTATATCGAATTTAAAAAACTTGCACTATGAGAAACATCCTAATCCTTACAC